CTCGCATTATTTGCTAATGACAGCGAAATAGTACCTGTTGGTGCGATAGAACTGTGGTGAGTAAATCGACAACCGATTTTTGCTATTTGGGCTTGAATAGAAGCAGAAAACTGTTGCATATATCTGCTATATTTTCCTAGTAAAACTTTCCCCTTTAGTTTATCACCAACTTTAATTCCATCTTTTTTCATTTCAGGTCTCATTAGAAGCATTGATGCTGTGACCTCAAAATCTTCTTCCATTATTGGCGCTGACCCTTTCTCTTTAGCAAGTTCTATGCCTACCTGCCATCCTATCTCAGCTAGAATTCGGCTTACTTCATCTGTAAATTTTAAAGATTCTTCATCACCATAAACGAGGCCCATCATTGACAATGTTGACCCGAGCCCAAGATAACCCATTCCATGACGTCTTTTTCTAGCAATCTCATCTCTTTGCTTTCCTAACGGTAAACCATTAATCTCAACAACATTATCAAGCATTCTTGTAAATATACTGACAACCTCTTTATACTTATCCCAATCAAAATGCGCCTCTTCCGTAAAAGGTTTTTTTACAAATTTTGTTAAATTTACAGATCCAAGTAAACAGGCTCCGTAGGGAGGAAGAGGTTGCTCACCACAAGGGTTTGTCGCCCTGATATTTTCACAAAACCAGTTATTATTCATCTCATTAACGCGGTCAATTAGGATAAATCCTGGTTCTGCGTAATCGTATGTTGATGACATGATTATGTCCCACAATCTCTTAGCTGGAATAACTTTATACACTCGACATGCTACCTTTCCTGTATCTTTACCCTCTGTTTTAGATAAATATTTCCCAGGTACTGGCCAATTTCTCCAAACTACTTGATCTTCATTTTCTAAATCTAAGTCTTCGTCTTTGGCTTCTTTTGCCGTTACAGGAAATGCAACCTTCCATTTTTGATCATTTTTAACCGCTTCCATAAAATCTTTAGTAATCAAACAAGATAAATTAAACTGCCTTAGCCTTCCATCTTCTCTTTTTGCTTTAATGAAATCAGTAACGTCAGGATGAGCAATATCAAATGTAGCCATTTGTGCTCCACGCCTTCCTCCAGCGCTTGAGACAGTAAAACACATACGGTCATAAATATCCATAAATGAAAGAGGGCCACTCGTGTAAGCACCAGCACCTGCAACAAAAGCACCTTTTGGTCTTAATGTTGGTCAAGCTTTAGATCCGCCATTTGCTGTGGAGTAACAAACATGTGGAAAGTTTCTTGGTTACCAGCACCACGAATTCCACGGATGTAGTTATCTTTAGCATATGCCTTTAGGTTTACGATATCTCTATAAGCCACTTTGTCATCTGCAGCTACAGCAGTAGTGTCTCCAGCCGCAAGAGTTGAAGTGCCACCAGACACATCTACGCGCAAGTGTCGGGCTGCAGTCGGGGCAGATACATCTGATGCAAACTCTAGGTCAACTAGCTCATGTCCAGCAGTGCTAGAAGTAGTTCTCAAAGCACCGTTGTTTTTGTGAGTGTAAGCAACACCTGAAAGAGTTAAGAAAGCTAACTGATCGCATCGATCAGCGATTGCATACGCAAGTGCGTCTCGTGACTGCTCTCGGAAGTTAACAACAGTTTTTTTGGTCAGTCATTCGGCCAGCTATTCTGTTTGCAAATCGCAACTGGTCTAGCTCAATGCTGATATCGAACGCGCGGAGGGCTTCTTCATTCCCTTCCAACGTGTTGTCACCAGTGATACCGTCGCCAGTCATGTCAGCAAGCAAAGTGATGTTGGCTTTAGTGCCTTTTTGGTTCTTAGTAAGCTCAGTTACTCGCTGAACCATCGCGTTAGAACCAGAACCAGCGAACTGGTTAATGAAAGATTGATTTCGTGCAACACGCCAGAAATCGCGGCTCCACATTTGGAGTTGGTCGCCTGTAAGCGTACCGAAGTTTGTTAAGGCCATGATAGGCTCCTATTAATTAGCAAAATAATTTATGCGACATACGTCGCGCTATCAGCCGACTTTTTAGGAGCGGCTAATCCGTATCTGCGTATCGTGCAGCGACGAACTAGCGCTGTTTAGCGAGGCGCGACCTCGACAGGTTTTACGCCTATGTAGGCGAGGGGTACGTTTTTTACGGCTACGGGCCGATCAGTTATCG